GCATATTTTTTGAAGATGTTAGATATACTGAAAGGGGTAGATTTTGGATGGGTAGTATTATTTCTCAACCTCAAAAGATTGACTTCGATAGTTTCTATACAGCATTATCGACAACGAATATGGCTATTTCTGCACCTGAAAAAGCACCCTACACATTTCCAGATGCCGTAGGTGTGTACCCCAATATTGAAGATGTGGCTATTGTTGGTAGAGTGAATACTGATATTATATTGCGAGTTAATGATCTTGAAATACGTGCTGGTCAACATGAGCCAGATGATCTTCTTAAATTAAATAAAAAAAATCCTGCAAGCATAAGACTTACCTTTGATAAGATAGAAGAAAGTGAGAATTATATTAGCACAAATGTCATAATGGCAGATAGAATTGGAATCGTGTCGCATGATGGCACACCCAAACTTAAAGCAGCATTATTAAACGCTGTGGATAGAAATAAAATATTCGAACAGGGGCATCCAATACCACGTGGTGATGTGTTAGTTGAGATTTTAAAAATATTCAGAGATGCTCTGGTTCAGCATATTCATGGATATTCTGGACTTCCCGCAGATGTCACCAATGCAATTACTAATCTTCAAAATATAAATTTTGAAGGGATGTTGCAAAAAAATATTGTTATAAATTAAAATTAAATACCATTTTATTTAATAATGATCACTGGAATATATAAAATATTAAATAAAATAAATAATAAAATTTATATTGGTAGTGCCACTAATATTAAAAAAAGATGGCGAGATCACAAATGGTATTTAAAACAAAATAAACATCATAATTTACATCTACAATCAGCATGGAATAAGTATGGTGAGGAAAATTTTGAATTTACAATAATATTGGAATGCACAATTGATGAATTAATAATAAAAGAAAAAGAATTTATAATATTATTTAAATCTAAGAATAGTAATCATGGTTATAACATTAATGATCCACGAAAAATATATTTAGGAAAAAATTGTTCGGAAGAAATAAAAAATAAACAATCAGAACGCATGTTAGGCGAAAAGAATCCAATGTATGGAAAATATGGTAGAGAACATCCAAAATTCAATATAAGTCCCTCTGCTATTGTAAGAAATAAAATGTCAGTAGCTAAAATGGGAATTCCCACCCATAGACGATCATATTGTAAATTAACACCAAGTGATATTATTGAAATACGTAAAATGTATAACGAAGAAAAAATTTCACAACCCAAAATTGCTCTAAAATATAATGTGTGTTGTACAACAATAAATCAAATAATTAATAAAAAAATTTGGATTGATATTATTTGATTTCATAAAAAATGAGACATATAATACTATATGTCTCATTGAATTTAATTCGTAAGTTATTGATAACTACATATTTAGGATGCACCTCCAAGGCTGGAGCGTGAGAGTCACGTTCTGAAGAGCATCTGAATCCATCGTGTTACTTCCGAAATCAATATCAGTTATCATGCACTGTTCCAAGAACCATTTTTCAACTTCAATACCTGTTGGATCAAGTGCTTTAAGCAATACGTTTTTCTTATAACCTGCAGCATATCCCATACGTCCAGTAAGAGATTCAGCATGTAAACGCACCCATTCCATAAGTATTTGTGATGTGGAAGGTCCTATCGGGTCAAGGAATTTTACTTCCATTGCTTCCCATTTATATTTTCCAGCAACATAATTTGTTTCGTTGATGAAAGGAATTTCAACACTATTTATTGTCATTTTTGGTCTTTTAAATTCTTGAATTGACCATACTTCAATACCTAACGTGTTATCAAATTCTGCAAAGAATCTATTTTCACGTTTTGGTTCATAATCGAAAGGAATACCTCTTATAAGTTCTGCCATTTTATTCTATGTTTAATTTTGTATTAAGTATTATTTTTTATATAAATACTATCAGTTTATTTTTATGCTCCCACATCATTAAAACTTGCACCTGTAGGTGTAAGTGTAAATGTGATTCCAATGAATTCAACAGCACGTGTTGGTTTCAAGAATATTTCACCAAACAATTCATTTCTGTCAATTGTTTCGGGAGTGTTATTACTACTGTCCATTTTGATTCTGAAATCAGTAAGACCACGCTCTCTCTTGATAGTATCAAGAACAGGAGTTGCTTTCGAAATGAACTGGTCAATAGTTGCTTGATCGTTCTGTTCGAAAACTAAACGAATAGCGATGTTAGCGATAAGAACTTTAACCTGAAGTAAAAGTCTACATACATTGATTCTATCAAGTGCGCTTTGTCTAACCTGTAAAGTTTTCTGTCCGAAAATAGCAGTACCTGAATCAGGAAAATCTGCCAATGGATTGATTCTACCAGCATAAAGAATATCACGAGCAGCTTGTGAAAGTTTGTATTGTGATTTTCTTGCATCGGTTACACCACGTTGTAAACCAGCGGGTGCAAACCAAGGGAATGTACTGTTATCAGTAAATGCCATTGCTTTTACGACTTCACCAGTTGGTGGTAAATAAATATTTACATTATTCTGCGTATCACGTAACTGAATCCAAGGGAAATAAGTACATGAATATGAACTATCAATATCTGCAACATTCAAAGCATCCACAATAGCTTCTGATGCGAGTACATCTGCAGGTTGAGTTTCACCCACAAAACTATCAATAGAAAATTGTGGAGAATCAATAACATAAAGAGTATCAGTACGTTGCAATTCAATCATTTCGATTGTATTTCTAACTAATAAGTTTTGATCTGACCAGTTAATTGCTGGTGTTGAAAATAAATTAATAGTTATTTGATCAGGATTGTTGTATGTAGCAATACCCATTGTCCATGCTTGGAAATCATTATGTGGGGGAGTGTTAGGTGCAACACCGTCAAAAATTCCATTTTCTGCGTATAAATCACCTGTTGATCTGCTTCCTCTATTAACATTCCATCCATCAAAACCACGCTGTGGAACAAGCAAGAATTTTCTTGTTACAATATTAAAATAAGTATCAGTTGGTACTAATACATCCTCAACACCTCTGAATTGACCAGCACCTGTATCGTACTGCATACCATCATAAGTTCCAGTTGCACCACTATCCATATGGAAGCCTTTGCTGTATTCAAAAATACCACTACCTTCAATACCATTGAAGTTGAAGAAATTTTGGTTAATACCAGTTCCAACAACACCAGTTCCATTATAGGCAGTGTTTGAAGTGCCTAACCAATATTTAGCAGGTCTTTCGTTTTGAGTATATTCTGTTTTATAGAAAATCTTTGGTTGAACACCAGCAAATGAGCCAGTAGTTGCAGACACATCAAAATTATTAAACACATATCCTTGGAAACCTGCTGGAAATGCATCAATAGGGGCATCATCAGCAATGTCAACCATAACATAAGTGCTTTGTAAATCATAAGTACCATCAATAGTACCGATTTTAGCACCAATATAACTATTTGTGCCTTTTAACATTGAACAACGTGGGAAACTTTCTAATACAACAGGAGCAGCATCAGTATCAAAGAAGTTACGAACAACAACATCAAACTCTAATGTGGTAGGATTAATATTGGATATACCAATTTTAATTTGTTGATTAGCTGCATCACCATCAGATATTGAAATGAATCTGAAAAGTTTTGCTAAACTGTTACCACGAAGTTGTGATACAACCCAAGGAGTTTCAGGAGTTTGGAATCCTGCTTTATAATCAGAATATCCACCTGCTAATCTAATCATTGAGGTTTTAACACCGAAACCTAAACCATCAGCATCTAATTTTTTAATTAAATCGGGGAACACTTGTTCTACCCAAATCATTGTGTTTTTATCTTTTGGTTCGAAACCTACTACATTATTAATGAAACTACTTGCATCAGGATTCAATGATACTACATATTGTTGTGTATCACCAGAAGGTTTACTTGCTCTCAACGTAAATTCACCAAATAAATTACCAGTACCAACAATAGTTGTGTTAGCACTCATAATTAATGTGGAAGTGTCAAATACTGTAGTTGCAGGAGCATTAACATGATCAACAACGTGTCCTCTCGAACGAACGATAGCTAATACCATGTTTTCATATTCAGCATATGATGTTCCGCTTAATATGGTAAATTCATTAAATGTAGTACCAGTTCCATTGTTTACTGTCATTGCAGTAAAACTAATTGTTAATCCCGTGAAGGAAGTTGGTGAAACTTTATCGAATCCACTGAAATATGTTCCTTTATCACCTACCTGATATAAACTTACACCATAATAAACGTTATCAGTGAAAGTACCGCTACCCGTTGTAGTAACGCCAGAAACTATTGTTGAAGGATCAACGCCAGCTTCTAATACAATTGCCCATCCAGTACCAGCATCATATCCAGATAATCCTAATACTCTGGTTACCCAAAGTTGATTACTTTCTTGTAGATACGCATTGGCTACGTATGGTAATTGATATTGTAATTGATTATTATCGGGGAATCTTTTCGTGCTTTGTCCACCAAAAACAGTTGAAAAATTAGTTGCATCTTGAATGAAAATCGGTTCAAATGCAGGACCTTTTAAGGTTTCACCAACCACACCTAATGTTGTTACTCCAACATTTTTAGTTACATAAGTAAGATCACGTGTTTTAAATTTAACACCCGGTGATGTGAATACAAAATCTGCCATGTTTATTTTTTATTTAATTTTAAATTTTATTATTGCTATACTCTCTTTAGTATTTTTTTATAAATACTTTTTAATTCATCAAAATCAACAAATTCTTTAAATTAGTATTTATTAATAGTATAAAACTTTAAATAAGATATGAATAAAACTGAACGAATACCAATTGATCTAAATAATCCCAATCAAGATAAGTATGTTTTCTTTGACTTACAACAAGATGTGAGCACATATGAGATATTAACGCTTAAAATAGATCAAAAAGATTTCTATCAATATTTTAATGCTGATTATGGTGTATTAATCGGTAGAGTTATAGCCAATAATAACGTTGGTGTACCAAATGCAAAAATTTCTATTTTCATTCCATTAACGGATGCTGATAAACATGTGGGTGATATCGTATCAATATATCCATATACCACACCAAGAGATTTAAATCAAGAAGGAAAAAGATATAATCTATTACCCCGTGTAGCAACATATAATCAACAAACAGGAACATATAAACCTAAACAACCCTTTGGTTCATTTCCAATTAAAGAAGAAATAGTTACAAATAGTAATTATCTGGATGTTTATAAAAAATATTACAAATATACAGCACTAACTAATGAAAATGGTGATTATATGATATTTGGCGTACCAACTGGAACACAAACAGTTCATTTAAGTGTTGACATAACAGATATTGGAAAATATTCAATGACACCTGAAAGTATGGTTATTAATTTAGGATATTCACCTTTTTTATTTACAAATAATAACACTGAAATAAAGCCAAGTAATGATTTAACTATTCTACCCAATCTTGAAGTACAAGAAATTTCTGTTAACGTTATACCGTATTGGGGAGATACTGAAAATTTTACAATAGGTATCACCCGTCAAGATTTTAGAATACGTGCCGAAATCAAATCAAGTTTTGTTATTTTTGGTACATCAATGACAATGGGTGAAGAAGCTGTTGTTGGTGATCCGGGGAAAACAATTGACGGTATGAGAGGTGATGAAAACTATGGTTTTTATTTTCTTTTTGGTAGAACATCGGATGGTAGTCTTGAAAATAACTTTGATATTAGAACATACAGACCTTCACCACTTAGTATCAGACTTTTCAGTTATAAAACAACAGTACCTGTTGATGAAATACTTAATTACACTGGTTCTACAACACTAAACCCATATACTGATATTTATGAACTTAGTAAAACTGAATATTATGAATATAACCAAAATGGTAACTTTGTATTAAGCGTTCCATGTAATAGAAATAAAGTTATCTTTGATGAATTTGGAAATGAAACACCAGTTGCTGATAATTCACCATATGGTATTTTTAAAGATTTCTACGGTATGGTATTGGTAGAATATCCCATTGAATTACCAATTACACCATCATATGGTGAAAAATTTAGAGGTCCTAACCCCGCACGTAAGGGAAGGGGTTATATGAAGATACCACAAAAATGGGGGATATGGAAAGATATTGGTACTCCTACTCAAACGGATGAAACCAGAAATTGGAGATTACAATCATTTAATTTTAAAAGCGGTAAAATATATAGTGTTGCACAATTTTTACCAACAAAAGCAATTAGAAATGTAAGTGCAGGGGTTATTGATACGCTATCTACTTTTGGTTCTAATAATTTAGGTAATAATCCATCAACCTCTCCCGTTTATGTTAATATTAATACAATGGGTGGTACAGTGTTTAAAGTGGCTGGTGTTTCATATATTGTTAGTGGAACTACGGTATATGATAATATAAATTACTTACAACCACAAATAGGTGAAGAATTTAGATATGATTTTCCTTATAATGCAAATAATGTAGGTCATGCTGCTGCTGGAAATAAATATTTTGGTGCTCAATGGTTAAATTTATCTTTGATATTCCCACAAATAACATCAGCATTTGGTAGTGGAACTAATAGAAATTACAGTGTTGCAGATATATTTGTTAATGATAACCATAGTGCATATTTTGTTGATGATAACACGCAAAAATTATTTGCGGATGTGACCGATACAAGTTATATCCTTAAAGGAGATGCTTATCAAACAGATTTTATAGAGATACCAAGTACTGAAATATCAAAATTGAATCTAACAATAGTTCCAGAAGGCGTAGGTGGCACAGATGTTAATTTAAAGGGTATTAACATATCGCAATATAATGATGATTATGCACC